ATCATGGAAGGCAAGGAATGGATTTGGGATAACGGTGTATTGAAAGAATCCGCTATCGGAGAATACAAGAAGCAAATCGAATTAGCAACTTCAATTCAACTAGAAGAAGTTAAGATTAGATTGTTCTCCGACTTCATTCAAAAATTGTAGTTATATAAATAGATTATATGATAATAACTTACCATAAAGGAGATTAATCTCATGCTAAAGAAATTTGCAGAGCAAATCAATGAAGACAAAGAAGTAATGACTGGTGAAGTTGTATCTGAAGAACTTGAAGCAGTTCAAGCATCTGAAGATGCGATTGAAGAAGTCGTTGCAGAACAAACTTCAGAGATTGTAGAAGAAGTAGAAGAAGTTTCTGAAGAAGCCTCAGAAGAAGTTTCTGAAGAAGTTCAGGACCTAGAAGAAGCATCTAAGAAAGTCAAAGAAGAAGAGGAAGAAGAAGCCTCTGATGATGACGAAGAAATGGATGACGAAGATGAGGAAGAAGACGACATGGATGAATCCGAAAAGGGTAAGTCTATGAAGGAAGAAGAAGTCGAATTGACTGTTGACGTTCAAGAAGACGTTGATGCACTTCTTTCTGGTTCTGACGCTGAACTATCAGAAGAATTTAAAGAAAAAGCAAAGACTGTTTTCGAAGCCGCTGTTAAAGCAAAAGTCTCCGAGCAACTAGTTGAAATCAAAGAATCTGCTCAAGCAGAGTTTGAAGCAAAACTAGAAGAAGCCCGTGGCGCACTTGCTGAAAAAGTTGACGGCTACTTGAACTACGTTGTCGAAGAGTGGGTTAAAGAAAACGCACTTGCCGTTGAGCGTGGTCTAAAAACAGAAATTGCAGAAGAATTCATGGCAGGTTTGAAGAACCTCTTTGTAGAAAACTACATTGATGTTCCTGAAGAAAAAGCAGACCTACTTGATGACTTGGCATCCGCCAAGGACGAACTTGAGACCAAACTCAATGAAGAGTTTGAAAAGTCCGTTGAAATGAAGAAAGAACTAGATGCGTTCAAAGCAGAAAAAGCATTGTCAGAAGCATGTGCTGGTCTAACGACTACACAAGCAGAGAAAATGCAAGGTCTTGCTGAAGGCGTAGAGTTCGAGACTATTGACCAGTACCGTGAGAAGTTAGAAACTATCAAGGAATCTTATTTCCCTAAAGTAAGGGCGACTGGCGCAGAGAAAGAAGAAAGCATTGAAGCACCTAAAACTCAGGACCTTTCTGAGAGTATGAGCGTATATGCAAGAACTCTTTCAAGCATGAAGAAGTAATGCCATATAAATAAGTATATGAATATTACTTTCGTGTGCTTTAGATAAAACAGTTTAGTTTAATTACATACCCCTAAGGAGATAAGATATGTATCTATCAGAATCAGCCCAAGAGAAATGGGCACCAATCCTTGAACATGCAGACGCACCTGCTATTCAAGACCCCTACAAAAAAGCGGTAACTGCTGTTCTTCTTGAGAACCAAGAAAAAGCAATCCGTGAACAGCACCAAGCGAACGGTCTTTTCGAAGCCGCTCCTTTGAATGCTACTAGCAATGTTGCAGGCTTTGACCCAGTACTAATTTCACTAGTACGCCGTTCTATGCCTCAGTTGATTGCATATGACGTTGCTGGCGTTCAGCCAATGACTGCTCCTACTGGTCTCATCTTTGCGATGCGTGCCAAAGACGGTGCAGGCAACGAAGTATTCTACAACGAAGCAGACACAGACTTTGCTGGTGCAGGTACTCACGCTGGTACAAACCCAATGGACGTAACTCCAGATTCAGATACCGACTCTGCTGGTGCTGACGGCACTTACACAACTGGTACTGGTATGACTACTGGCGCTGGTGAAGCACTAGGTTCTTCTGGTGGCGGTACTTTCAACGAAATGCAATTCTCAGTAGAGAAGATTTCTGTTGAAGCAAAAACTCGTGCATTGAAAGCAGAATACACTGTTGAACTAGCACAAGACTTGAAAGCAGTTCACGGTCTTGACGCTGAAACAGAACTTGCCAACATCTTGTCTGGTGAGATTCTTGCTGAAATCAACCGCGAAGTTATGCGTACCATCTACCGTTCTGCCAAACTAGGCGCAACTAACGGTGTATTCGATGTTGCTAACGATTCTGACGGTCGTTACCACATTGAGCGTTTCAAAGGCTTGATGTTCCAAATCGAGCGTGAAGCAAACGCCATTGCTAAAGAAACTCGCCGTGGTAAAGGTAACTTTATCATTGTTTCTTCAGACGTTGCATCTGCTCTTGCTGCCGCTGGTATCATGGAATACAACCCATCATTGAACACTAACTTGCAAGTTGACTCAACTGGCAACACATTTGCTGGTGTTCTAAATGGTCGTACCCGTGTATACGTTGACCCTTATGCTGGCAATGACTTTGTTGTTGTTGGTTACAAAGGTGACAGCGCATACGATGCTGGTATCTTCTACTGCCCATACGTTCCACTACAGATGGTTCGTGCAGTTGGTGAGAACACATTCCAACCTAAGATTGGCTTCAAGACCCGCTACGGCATGGTTGCGAACCCATTCGCACAAGGTACTACTGCTGGTGCTGGCGCTCTTAACGCCCGTGTCAACACATACTACCGTGGTTTCTCAGTAACCAACCTACTCTAATCTCTTAGAGTAAACAATAAGAGGGAGGATAAAACCTCCCCATCTTCAAGGGGCAGTCTACGGATTGCCCCTTTTTTTGTATATAAATAGTAGAAAGAACATTAGACAGGAAATGACATGAGCGTTCAAAATCAACCAAAAAATATGAACCCTGCATCAATCAATAACTTTAAGATGGTATTTTCTAAACTACCAACTATGGAGTTTTTTGTAACAGACTGCAATATTCCATCAATCACTATGGGTGAAACCTTTCAGCCATCATACAACATTGATGCACCACTTCCAGGTGATAAGTTGTCATATGGTGAATTGTCGATTGAATTTATTGTTGATGAAGAGTTGAGAAACTGGGAAGAAATCCATAACTGGATGATATCAATTGGTACACCCAAATCAACTGAACAGTATGATAGAGCAGGTTCACTTACTGATGCTACTCTTATTATTATGTCAAATTCAATGAACCCAGTTCTTGAATTCGTATTCATTGACGTATTCCCAACATCATTGGGTGACTTGCAGTTTTCAAATGCAGGCAACTCTGATACACTTCTAGGTTCTGCATCATTCAGATTCAGAGCATACGACATAAACCGACTTTAAAATATCACATATATAATACAGATAATTAAATTACATTATTAGGGTGACTGAATGAAACTTGAAGATATCCACTCGCTGTGGAATGAAGACTGCAACATTGTCGATGACATGTTGGATGAAGAAGCACTAAAAATTCCACGGCTTCATCAAAAATACTACAAAATCTATTCAACAGAGAGAATGCTTCTCGCTAAACTGAAGACTGATTTAATTCAACTTCGGCAGTTGAAGCACGACTACTACTCTGGTGAACTAGCACAAGAAGACTTGAATGAGCAAGGGTGGGAACCATTTCCCAAACGTGTTCTGAAAGCAGAACTCCCACGATACATTGAATCAGATAAAGACGTTATCAATAGCACACTGAAGATTGCACATCAACAAGAAAAAGTTGATATGTGTGACAGCATCATTAAGAGTTTGCGTGACCGCGGCTTTTTGATTAAGAATGCGATTGATTGGAGACGTTTCACTAATGGTGCTTAAATGACAGAACAAATTACTGTATCGAAAGTAAATGAAGTTTTTCTTCAGATTGAATGCGATGCAGGCACAGCACACGAGATACAAGACTATTTCACATTTCTAGTTCCTGGGCATCAATTTATGCCCGCATTCAGAAACAAAATGTGGGATGGAAAGATACGTCTATATAATGTATGGACAAAAAACTTGTATCTTGGGTTGAAAGACTACTTAGAGAAATTTGCAGAGTCTCGTGAATATGAGATTATTTACGACAGTTCAGTTGAAGCGGCTGATGAATTTTCTCTAATCGAAGCAAAAGAATTTTCTGAAACTCTAGGTCTGCCATTTGCACCAAGAGATTATCAGTTCAAAGCATTTGTTCATGCAGTTCGAAATCGCAGATGTTTGCTGTTGTCTCCTACTGCATCAGGTAAATCGCTTATCATCTATCTACTTGTTCGATGGTTTGGTGCGAAGACATTGGTGATTGTACCAACGACTTCACTAGTACACCAACTTGTTTCTGACTTTAGAGACTATGGATGGGATGCAGATGAGCATTGTCATAAAGTTATGGTAGGACTTGACAAGGTATCAGACAAGCAAGTTATCGTCTCTACATGGCAGTCTATATACAAGATGAGAAAAGAATACTTTGAAGAGTTTGATGTTATAATTGGGGATGAAGCACACTTATTCAAATCTAAGTCCCTAACAGGTATTCTTGAGAAGATGGAAACATGCAAATACAGGTACGGAC